GGGCTTTCTGCTGAGGCAAAGGCTGAACTCCTCGCCCTCAGTGCTGCGACACAAGCCGCTATCCCAGAGGCTGGTGAAGGTCTTGGCGCAGCATCACTTGCGGCTGCAGCCTCTCTCGCAGCACGTCGTCTACCCGCTGATGGCGCTCTGGCCGCAGCAGCCGCAGAAGCTGGAGAACTTGCCACAGGGGGCCCTGCTCCTGCTCCTGCTGTACGAACAGTCCCTGTGGATGAAACCATTCGCTCTCTCTTGGACAAGAAGACCTTTACCAAAGCAGAACTCTTTACATTCAAGGAAACTTCTGTTGAGTTCGACAAGACACTCAAGCTTCCTGAGCGCTATGCCAGTTACGCTGCTCGCTGGATGGCACCGAATGCTCCTTTCCGTATTGTTGACCCCGCTGATAACGAAGAATTCCCAAGCGTTCTCCACTTTATGCTCGGTATGAAGTTCAAGTACGCCTCAGCAGCACCTGGTCTAGCAACAACAATCTTCTCCGTCAATGGCATTCATCAATCCTATACTGTCCAGCGTCTGGAGGCTAGTAAGAAGGGAACACTCACCGCAGCTCGTGATCGTGACCTCTTGGAAGAAGAGACGAAAGAGATTGAGAGAACGGCGCGTGTTGAGCTCAAGAAGAAGGCTGTCAAGTTTGATGAGGGACTGTGGGCAACCAAGAAGCAAGGATTCTTAGAGGAGGCTGTGCGCCAACGTCTCCAGCGTGATAAGAAGTTCTGTGTCATTGCTGATGCGGCTCTCACTCAAGATAAGTATCTCCTCTATGAGGACACCAAGACAAGTGAACTTGGTGGTGTGCGTACAATTACTGGTGCCATCAGTGGTGAAAACATGTATGGTCGTATGATTATGCAATTGGCAGCATCTGATCCTGAAACACTCAAGGCATGTCTAGCACTTCCTGAAGTCTAAAGCCTATATACAATAGAACAAGTGTATGGATACAGATGCCGATCTTGAGCAAGGTCTAGTTATCCCCCGTAAAAAAGTGTGTTGTAGTAAGTATGCGCAACTCGAAACACGACGTGCATTCTATTGTATGTTTGGATTTACGTGTGGAATTATCTTTTTAGTCGCAATGGGATTTATGGTCTACTTAATCTATTATATGCTCAAGAATAATTACTAGTCTTCTGCTCTACACAACGCGTTAGCCGATCACATAGGTCTAAACCCGACTCTTTATAGATATTCAACCAATGCAAGCTCTCGGTCGTATTGCTCTTTCTACAATGATTGCCTACACAGCTCATTATGGCTCTACCAAGCTCTACAATGAAATTTGTGTCCCAGATGGCATTTGGGGATTTTTTCAGGGACTTATCGCAACAGGGAGTCCTGTTTGCCAAGCAGTCTATGCGGTAATGACGCATAGTCAAGTGACGTATAGCAGTTTCATTGTGCTCGGTCTAGGAAGCCTTGCGATTGAGGCACTTCCTAGTTATAAGAAGCAAGAGAATGCTCCAGAAACAACCGCATAAAGAATCTTTAGAATAGTCTACAAAGAAGACTATGCCAAAGAATCCTCTCAAATGGCAAAGTCTTGCCATTAAACATCGTGATGAACGTGATCTTCATATTGAATTTGATGAACCTACACACCGCTACACGGTAGATGGTGAGAGTAATGGCTGGGTGAGCAGCACTGGATTTTATCACCTCTTTTTTCCTCATTTTGACCCTGACAAGACAATTGACAAGATGATGAAGTCTGCCAATTGGCCACAGAGCAAGTATTATGGAATGACAAAGGAGGAAATCAAAGCGCAATGGAGTAGTTCTGGAAAGGAGGCATCAGAGGCTGGAACAGAAATGCACTTGGCCATTGAAATGTTTCATAATGGAGCGGAAGACTTGATTCCACCGAAACTCAAAGAGACTGCCGAGTGGCGCTATTTTATGAACTTCTGGCGCGAGTGTGGAAATGATTTGGAGCCGTATCGTACCGAGTGGGAAGTGTGGTCAAAGGAATATAAACTTGCTGGAAGTATTGATATGGTGTATCGCAAGAAATCCGATGGAACCTTTGTAATTTACGATTGGAAGCGCAGTAAGGATATCAAGACAGAAAATAGGTTTGAGACAGGATACCCTCCTGTAGACCATCTTCCTCACACAAACTACTGGCACTATTCTCTTCAGCTCAATATTTACAAGTGGTTCCTTGAAACCTATTATGGCCTTACCATTTCAGATATGTATCTCATTATTCTTCACCCAGACAATACCAACTATCGTCGGTTGCGTCTGAATAATCTACAAGACTGTATTCAAGATATGCTTGAATGTCGCAAGAGGGCACTAGACAGCGGATCCAAGTCCTCTGTGCTTATTCCGCTGCCGCAGGTGGCTCAGGAGGAGGTTGCGCCGCTGTTTGTAGACGAGTAAGTTTTCTTTTCACAGGTAATGCAGCCGCTGCATTAGGTTTCGGTTTATCCTTTTGAAAATACGCTACGCGCCTCTGATAGGAAACACCCTTAAGTAATTCAGGAAGTATCCATTCCATAGAAATGACATAAGTATTGGTTTCTATATCAATGACAAGTCCAGGACCATCGGTCGCGTCTGGAACAAGAATGACAACACCTGGTTTTGCTGCTGAATTAATCGGCTTACGACCAAGAGGAGGGATATCTGGTTGTTTCACAAGCACTTGTACAACAGGAACCTTCAGCTTATCCGCCAATGCGGCTAGTGTAGCTGTTCCAAAGACATCTGTAGCGGTATCTACAGTTGCCCGTTCAACACTAAACTGAGCTAGTAGCATATCAACACGAGAGCTATCTGCTGTTCCTACAATTCTGAGTGCTAACTTTCCTTTTCCTTCAGGAGAAATATATGTATCCACTTCAGCTGGAAGCTCTTGAACATCTAGAACAGCTAGACGTGCCCTCTTTTCTTCCTCTGATTCTGTTTGACGACTAAATTCCTCATACCGTGTTGGCTTCTCCCACATGGACTTTTCATCTTCATCTCTCAATAGCGTATACCACGCGGCAGATGTCTCAGGAAGAATCCATTCTGTTCCAATATGAACATTCCGTGATGGCACTTGAATTTTCCGTACTCCTTGATTCAATAGTTCTGCGCGACGAGCAGGGATTCTCAGAATCTCATCAAATAGCCTGAGCATAAAATAGCGCACGGCTTCTACACGGCGCTCCTTTCGGTCTTTGGTGTATCCCATAACAACTTTATCTGGAGTATGAATCTTACATTGACCATCCTTAACTGCACAAAATCCATCACATTTATCCTCTGGTTGATCAATACAGTCTGCACGGAAGACAACTGGTTCAACAACAAATGTCTCATGAGCATCAGGAGCAAACCACGATTGAATTGTTGAGCCAAGTTCAATTTCCAAGCGACGCATTTTTTCGTAAATAGGAATTGTCTTTTCACGATACAGGAGACGATCAACGAACTTTCTAACAGTTGATCGCTGTTCTGTCTTGGCAATCCAATTACTAAAACTCAGTCGCAAATGTTGATAAATCTGTTCAGCCAACTCACGTCCAAGCAAATACGGTGTTTCAGTGTAGGCTTCTACTGGTTTAGTCTCCTTACCAGTGTCTGGAAAAGCTCCAAAACTAATCGCACGATTTAATTCATATTCAAAGCGGAACCAGTCAGATTGCTCAAGTGGAATTATCTCTTTTGGTATATCATCACCTTCATAAGACAAACACGGTAAATTGATTAATTGAGTCACACCTGGTACACCCAAACGATATCCAATAACCTGATCTGTGGTTAAAAATCCATTGAGAGTATAGAGTTTGCTGAGAGGTTGGAGTTTAGGAGCAAGTTCTGTATAGACTTCTTCAACATCCTTAGGAACCGTATAATCAATACTTTGAAGTCCCAAGTGAAGTTTTACATCACCAACACTAAAGAGAAGATTTCCATCATCTGCGACAGGAACTAGAATTTCTTGCGATACAGTATTAGGAGCTAGAAGGGTAATTGCAACAAGATGGTTTGAAGAATCACGCACAAGCCCTATAACCTTATATGGTTTGACGAGAGAAAGCATTTGCGTCAGAGGGATGAGTTCACGAGAATCAATTCCGCGCTGAAGTGTAAAGGCTCCACGAAACGCTGAGCGGCATTGCGTACGAAATTCCTTGTAGCGCTGTAGGACAATTGGTGGAAAATCATTACTTTGAAGCATTTCTTGAGAGAGTGAATAAAATGCCTCTTGTTGAATCGGCGCAGTATCTTTATCAATGATTTGATCAATGTACATCAGTGGTTCCCAAATTCCAGAAGGAGGGTGATAGGTGAGGAAGGCTAACTTATTGTTATTATAACGATCCATATCTAGACCCAAAAGGGGACACGAAACCTCAACATCTGTCGCAGGATCACGAGGATTTCCCTTGTATGTTATAGTCATAACAGTAATCCCTATTTCTGCGAGAAGGTGAGCAAAATACTTGAGTTGTTTCTTTTGTGATGGATCAACTATATATTTTTTGAATTTACTGTAGCTGCGTTTTAACCGATCAAGTTCAAGTTCTGACCCTTCTTCATTGACTTGAAGAGCAAGTTTACTGAACTCTGTTTCCTCGTCAGGATCAACTTCATACTCAGGATCAAAGAAATCCAATAATAGATTTCCAAAATTTAAATGGATAAACACGCGCAAATTTACCTTGATTAGCTGAAGAAAGTAATTCTCAACCTCAGTCGTTGTATTCATCCCCATGCATGGTGCGAGGGCAGCAAAGAGACTCTGATTGTTTTGAATCGTACGATTAAATACACCAAGACGGAAAAATCCGTGTACATCTGGCTTAAATTCTTGACGAACGGCCGAACGAACTACCATTGAGGCAGAGTCCTGTCCCAAATAGGCATCTAGTGCAAGATTTGGCATACCAATTTTGCCAGGTTCAAGAGGGAACTTTTCTGGACCAACGACATACTCGCGGTGAATCTTATAGCGAAGTTGGTCATAATTGACAAGTTGTTGCACACGAACGAGTAGGGAATTTCTTACTGTTGCCCTTTCTTCTTCTTCCTTTTCAGCTTCATCCTCTGCGACGGCACCTGCATTTGTCTTGGGAGTAACATCGCGGAGACGACGGAATCGCTCATCTGCCCAAGCAATATCCTTTTGCGATACAAAACAACATGGCATATCAAATCCGAGAGGGTGTGCTGGATTTTTCAGGAAATTAATAAACAAGTGGCGTTTGGTTGAATTCGGTTTAACACGACGGCGGTGGACTGTTTGACCAGGTTTAGGGTGTTTGCGATCAGCAGAAGTATCTCCAAAAAGTGTTCCACCACAAAATGGACACGAATTGGCTGCCTTATCTTCACCATTACGATCTTTTGTTCCCTTGAATTCATCAGGAATCAGAGGAAGTAAATCACGCATACAAAAATATTCAGCACAGAGATAATAGTTTGGAGATGATGCATCAGACCCATACCGCATCACAGTAATTTGTGTGCGCTTTCCTTTGGCGTCTTTAATCGTTTCTGCTGTATTGGGAACACCGTAGACAATAAATCCTATTTTATTTTCTGACTCATCATCGGCATAAATTCCACGCATATTTTGGTACTGAGCTTGAGTTAAAATTGCAGGTTGACGATCTTCATTTGTAGCGCATTGACTTGTCCAGTGACGTGTTCCTGTAGTAACTTTATATTCAAAGAGGCGATTATCTAACTTTTTGAGGCGTGAAATGTACCACTCATAAGGAATAATCGCTTGTTCGGCTTCTTCCTTGACTTTGAGTGCTTCTTTGCCCTTTTTTGGTGCCGCAGGAGCAGGAGCAGCAGGAGCAGGAGCAGGGGCAGCCGCCGCTGGTTCTTCCTCATCACCAAATCCTTCAAAGTCATCAAGCACTAAATCGGTTTGTGCCAACCCAACACCTGGCAAGGTTCCTTCACGTTCTTGTGCTTCCTCCTCAAGAGACTCTTTGGCAACCTCTTCTTCAGCTTTTGCAGCTTTAGCAGGGGCAACCAGTTTGTGAAGTTGAAGCACTTCATCCCATTCCTCTTGTGTTCCATAAAAGACTAAGGACAATATGGTGCAAATGAGTTGTACATGTTCAAAACTATCCACATTCAACAGTTGGAAATTAAACGTGGTCACATTTTCAGACGTAATCGCAATCTCAATTCCAGCATTTTCTACTGGAAGAAACTCCTTTGCATCAGGGTCAGCGATAGCCAACTCAGCACGTTTGGTCAAGTATGTCTTAATGTATCCAATCGCCTCATCTACGGAAAGTTCAAACTCATCGGCTAAATGCTCAGCATAAAACCGCATCGCATCATTAGTAGGTAACCCCTTTCGGCTGAAGAAAAAAGTCAAATAGGCTGCAATCTTGTCCTCTTGGACGAAATTACTTACGCCCTTGAAGCGAAACATAAAAAGGGGCTTTTGCATTCCTTTGGGAACTGAAGCTGGTTGAAAAAGGGTTCCTAGTTGCTCAAATCGCTCTGCGACTTTGCGACGAATGTCTTTGGGAGGCACTTCATCAAACTCTAAATGTATTGTCAGTTGAGCACGGAAGAGTTTCGCCTCTTGTAAATGAATGGGCAAATCCTCTGCAGTGTCATAGAGTAGCTTACCAAGCTGACCTAAATCATGTTGCACATCAATTTGACGAATATCCTTTGGTGGTTGAAGAATAAAGTTTGAAGTTCCATCATCACTTACAATATAGGTTCCAAAGAGTGGTGGGGCACCAACCTGCTCTTTGCGCACGAGTGCCTTGATGTATAGCACAGACTTGTCAGCTAACGGTGAGGTGTCCTGACTCCATGTTTTCAGAAGAGTCACGTCGTGAACTTGTGGGAGCCCAGTAGAATCAGGTTGATACAGTTTAGTAATTGGGGTTGTGTTGGGAGTTAAGAGACGCATATAGGGTCTCTGCTCATTGACAGGAGCTGTATAAAACAGCACATCAGCTCCATCAAAGTCAGTTGTTTCTGTCCAAATCAGCGAAAGATATTTCGTTCCCACTGTTTTTAACTCTTTGAGACTTACAGCACCGAGCAAATCGCTGAGAACTGCAACTTGACTGAGTTTTGCTGAAATATAGGTTTCTACTGAATTTGCAAATGTTCTATCTTCTTCTGAAAAGGAATACTCGGCTTGTTGATTTAATGCTGGAAAATACGGATAAAATAGGCCATACCAGTCACGTGCTGGCATGGCTCCAGCTGTTCCTCTGTACTGCCGCAAAAGGTACTGAAGTGTGTAACAATGAAAAACCGGTAATGGTTTTTCCTCTGAAGGTGAAAATGCTTCTCCAAGTGTCACGCGACCTCGCGCTGAAAATCGCACAGGCTTCTTATTTCCATCTGTATCCACAAATTCATCTTGAAGAATGCTTCCACGAATGGTCTGCTCAGGGTCTGGAAGAATGATTGGCTTATCTCCAGACTCGTCCATCCATGTTCCTGTTGCATTCTGGAGACCATCTTCATCCTCGAATCCTAGAAAGGTATACTTGGGAAATAGGTCTTCTTGTTTTCCATGTTGAAGCCATAAGGCGCGCTGAAGATCTTCAATCGTATGAAACGGCGCAAGACCTGTGACGGTGACATCTTCTGGTGCTCCTGAGTTATGTATTACTACACGTATATCTTCTGTTCCTTGTGTTAATGACTCAAGAGGCGAAGGCCGCATTAGCCTATTGAGTTTATCAAAGAGCGGGGTGCCCTCCATCCTATCTGGATTGATTCAAAAAGGGCTGACATCTAACCGAGTTTACCAATCACAAAGTTGGTTCCTTCTTGATCTCTCGCAGGATCATATTTAGGAGAATCTGTAATATTGATTCCGCAATAGGTCGTAGGGTGGCTTTTGAAGTCTACTGGTTTATACAGACCACGCTGTTCAGCCTCACGAATGAGCCAACCAAAATTGTTCCAGAACTCAGGTTCGTGACCGATACTTTGGGTAATCATATGCGCCATTTCATGAAGCGCAACAAAGACCATCACATTGATATTGACCAATTGCTCAGTTCCATCCCTCTGACGGAGACAAAAATGCACTGATTCACCCTTATTTACACTATACGATGTATGCTCCGCATCAGGAGTAGACTCAAGAAAGCGTTGCGGATCAGCCCGAAAGTTCTGGACGAGGCGTTGAACTTGAGGCTTATTCGGATAGGCTTCTTTCAGAGCATCGGTCAGTTTCCCCAGAGTCATGCGGAGGTTGGCGAGTAAATCAGCTGCCTTTTGCTTATCCGGGAGGTCTCTTACCTTGTACTCACGTCCATCAACAGTACTTCTTTGTGACACAGTTGGATAGCGTGAATTATATCCTAAAGCATTCTGGACAAGGCCAGAAAGCTGTCCCAACAAGGATTCATTCATTCTCCTACTAGAGAGGCGAGATGGTCGGCAAGGATGTGTACGAATTGCTGGAAAGTTTACAATATGGAATGTTGTATATTTTCTTTGCCTTTGCTGGTGGAGTTGGACTAGATTACTTGTTTCCTGTGTATGATGAAAAGAAGCCGATTAATGAAGTGAGTCGTGAAGTGATTGCTCAAGCACTGTTTCTTATCGCAACGGTGTATTTTGTGCGGTATATTGTTAAGAGTGTTCCTATTGTGTTTCCCTATCCTCGCGGAAACTCGTACATTCCCTATAAGACTGCGGAATTCAATGGAGAAATGATGATGGGATTCGTCTTTTTGAGCTCTCAATTGAATATGCTGAATAAGATAGATTTGCTGAGTAAACAAATCTATAAGCTATTTTTTAAGGAAGAACGGAAGTTGGTAGACAAAGCCGAGCGTGAAGTGACCATGTTGGAAAATGGCGTTGCCAAGAGAGTCCGCATCGTGGAAAATCGTATGGAAAAACGGTTTGGTCATTAAGGTGCTGAGTTTTTATATGGATGAGTTGGAGGAAGATTCGCTGTCAACCCCCACTTCCACGCCATGTAGCCCTCCATTTGTTCCACATCAGCTGTATCCATCTTATAAGTATAATAACAAAGTTCAGCGATACTTGTTGTATAATAAGGGGCTGACCAATAATTTACACCAAATGTCATATCAGCAATTGAGGCAGATGTTGTCGGTACCGTGTATATAGTAGAACCATTATAACGAAATATAACAGATGTATCGTTTCCATCACGAGTCATACTCCACATATCCCAAGCTCCATCACTTGGAACTTTTGCATAATCATAGACTGTGCCACCATCAAGATTTAACACATTCTTATATGCATCATAAGAATATCCAATTAGAATATTTGCATTACTTCTATTTTGATATGATGGTCCCCAGTTAAGATAAAATCCCTGTTTATTTACCCAAAAAAAAGAAAATGATGGGCTTTGTGAAAATAATGGTGATATCGAATTGCCCTGACCAATACTAATAAAATATAATGGATGTGTATTTAGTGGTTGTTGGTCTAAATTTATCGTACCACTTCCTAAAAATTCATAAGACGCATTCGATCCCTGTGCAAAATTTACAAATGTTTGTACTGTGGGTCCAAACTTTGAACGGGCCATTTGCGCACCATCAATCCAAATTTTTAGCGCATTAGATGACGCTCCAAATTGTGCAGGATAATTGAAATACTGCCACGTATTTGGATTTGTGCTCTGACCACTTTGCCCT